ATCAAATGCGTTTTTTACATTTGTCGTCTGAGTGATGGATGATGTAACACCGACTGTTGCAGCACGATAAGGTGATGCAAAACCAACACAATCCCTACGCAATTCACAAAGGTCTGTGATCATGGTAACATGAGTATCCATTCCAGCTTCTGTATCTGCAACAGCAGAACTTGGACCAGCCATAATCAGGTTGATGTCAAGGTTTTCTGTGTCAGCAAATTTGTCATAAGCAATTTCAACTTCACCAGCAGTGACAGAGTAATCATCCGTTCCACCAGTTAGTGTATCAACTGTAACTCCACTTACTAGTGTATAGTCTGTTCCTGTTGTAACATCTGTACCCCAGTTAGAACCAGCAGCAAGATGATCTGTCCAGTAAATGAAGTTTGAACCACGGAAGATAACATCTGGGTAGTAGTTATTTCCACCCTGTGTTGTCTTCGCTGCTGAGTTCTTAGACATTCCCGGCCATACCTCAATAACTGAGGATGTACGTTGTCCTTTAACATCAACATCGTAACCTGTAATGTCACCAGTTTTATCATAAACTGCAACATGTATTTCATCCAATTCACCACGGCCGTTTGCAATTGACCAATCAGTAGTGCCGGGGGCAGCATCGAAGAGGTCACTGAAACGCCAGCGACGACGAATTAGAGAGTTATCAGGAATAATCGTCTGAAGACCAGCTCCAGCAGGATCATCAAGAACCCGAATGGTGAGAGTTTCAGAAGAAATTGCGGTAACTTCATATTCTACGTTACCCGTTTCCACTTTGTCATGACCAGCAGCTGCTGAAAGCACCAGAGCTACATTGTCGGCAACTGTGATTGCTTTATCTAAAACAACAACGCCGATAACCGAACCAGCACCACCACTCTGAGAAGTTACTGATGAAATCTTAACAACTTCGTCACCGTCTGAAATACCAGCACCAATCACACGTTGGCCAGCTGCAAGAGCACCAGTTCCACCATCAAGAGTAAGAGTTTTAGATGCAACTGTAATTGCACCGTTAACTACTGAAACGATAGCACTTGCATCGTAGAACTGAATGATGTCCCCGATTATGATTGACGCATCTGTTGCATTTTGGTCATCAACTGTGATATCCAAATCACCAACAGCGCCAGCACCATTAACTAGGTTAAGAGAACCAAGTTGCTGTGAAAATGCTCGTGCGCTAGGACAGATATCCACACCGATTGAGTTACCCCAAGTACCGGCGGAACGAGCAGCCCACTCACCGTGAGAACCCTCACCCGAATCGAAGGATGCTTCATAATGGTCATCGTCACGAATGAGGATACCACTGTCTGCACCAGCGTTTAATACTGCGGATTCTGCACGAACCACGCGAAGAGCGTCACCATACTGCAAGAAGTTTGCAGCGGTGAACCAAAACTCAAAATTTGAACTATTTGGCTTACCAAATGTCGATAGTAGCTGTTCTTCCGAACTAATAGCGGTAACCGCACTCACTGGACCTTTTTGAAAAGGACCAGCAATGGCACCGATAGACGTAGATACAGTTGGAACAACATTTGTAAGATCGATTTCCCTGACGTGTACGCCGGGTGAAACTAAAAATCCCATGTCTTTACTCCTAACTTAAAGAGAGTTATTTGTTATACAGATATTTATAAAAAACGTCTTTTACAAAACCTGTTTTTATAAGTGTTATATCATATAAATAGAATTATGAATGATCATTATGAAAAATACAAAGATACCATCAAGAAGGTTTCACGAAGAAATTACCGAAAACGGGTATTTCTTTTAAACGAATTTCTCACAGAAAAATCATGTGTTCACTGTGGTGAGGCAGAGCACGTCTGTCTCAAATTCTGGCCGTATGATGCAGAGATACGCAAGGTATCCAAGAGAGTTGGAACAAGTGATGCTAGTCGCAAGGAGGTTTTCCACCTGATCGACCAATCTGTCATTCTATGTTACAACTGCTACATCAAAAAACATCATGATTTAATTGAATTTATTTAGGAATTTACCAACTTCCAGAACTGTCTCGTATAATAGGGGACCAACGGGTTCCGTATTCGTCTACCATTTCTCCGATATTCTCATCCTCAAGTCCATTTACTATGAAACCAAATGGTGCCATATCCTGTTCTAAAGCATCTTGTTGTTCAGACATCATCGTTCTACGGATATCACTATTAGTCAATTCTTTGAAATACTGTTGATCTGTAACCCATGCAAAAATGAAGAGACATGCAACAAGGTCATCGTTACATCCATCATCAGCTTGGAAGGATGAACCCTTAACAATAAAAGTTGACAACTCATTAATACATTCGTAATCCTCAATAATAAGTTTATTATCCTCAACCAATTGTTTGAGATTTGAACAACCAACCTTCTTTGTTGCCTTTGTAGTTCTTACCCCCAATTGCGCTTTACCACCACTGAACCCACCACCAAGGACTTGTCCCGCACGGCCACGCATACTAGCCATAATAAGGTTGTCATACTCCAAGTCAAACTGCATAGCGTTAGCAACCTGTTCTCCAATGTCATTAACCTCAATCAACACAAATGCTTGATTGTATGCCCGGGCAACATCATAGATTTTAGATGGGAATATGAGAGGTTTGATCTCATTGTCACGGTATTTTGCGACAACCCTGTATGGTATTTCAGTCACATCCACAACCACAAATGCTGAGTAATCGTTTGATGTTCCCCGTGAAACATCAGCAGTGAGAAGGTATGTGTGGTCAGGTTGTGGTAGAACATGAACATCAAGACCTCCACTAGACTGTTTAGGTGATCGATATGTTAACTGTTTAAGTTTATGGGGCGCAATCAGAGTATCAATAGAACCAAGAAACTCACACTCAAACTCTGTGTTAAACTGAGCTTGAGAGGTGTTCTTGATAGTCTGTTCCTTCCATGCTTCATCACGACCCGGAACTTCACTCCAATGCACCTCAATCGGAATATAGGTGTTACGACCTTCCTCTGCATCTACCCATAGTTTATAGAACATGTTCATACCATGTGGGGTGGAAACGATCATTACCTTCGTTGTCTTACCAGATGAAATTGTAGGATATACTGAACTGAAGAACTGCTCTGCTACATTAGACGGGACATACGCGAACTCATCAAGGAAAATAATGTTGTAAGACCCGCCACGAACAGCAGACGCACTAGTTGAACTAGCAAGGATTTTTGATCCATTTTCTAACTCCAAGGAACCTTTGTTCCAACTCATCACTCCCTGTTGCAACCACTTGGGTAAATGTTCATACGCAAGTTGCAAACGTGACAGTAGATCACGAGCAGTCGCGGCCTTATTCGCAAGGATTGCAATATTGACAGTGGGGTTGAAAAGTGCGTAATGCAGCAAATACGATATCATAACTGTAGACTTACCTGACTGTCTTGGTAGTTTACAGATTGTAAAACGATTGCTGTGGAATGTTCCTACCATCTCCTTTTGAAAGTCGTACATTTTAAACGGTACAAGACCCTCATCAAGAGACACAATCTTTACATAGTTTTCTATGAAATATTGTGGATTCTCCATACACTTTTGGTACTCAACAAGTTCTTTCTTTGTCCAGTTCTGCTGAACATTTGCCTTCTTGAGATTAGGATTACCTAGATATTGATTATCAGACATAATACTATTTTATTTTAACAACTCTCTATTTGCCAAATGTTCTGCCGCAATATCATCCTTAGACTGTCCGAAATAACGAACCGCATTGTGAGTCTTGATAAGTTCTTCGTTGACTGTTGATTTGATGATGACACCTTCCCATTCATATTCATAAAGGAACTCACCAAGGATACGGCCGTACTTACCCACTCCATCCTTTTTAGTGCGTAGAGTCTGTGTGGAACCTAATGGAAGGTGATTCTGAACAAACCCCTTTGCCATCATTCCATAGACCTTCTCTTCTTTGTCGCTTGTCCTAGACTCAGGTGTATCCACACCATAGAAGCGAACTCTCTGTTTCTTCATCCAAACACCAAAGCCAAGATCAATATCGACATCAGCTGTGTCACCGTCTATTACCTTAACAATTTTGCATTTATATTCGTACATTATTTTTCCTTTAGCATTTTTTGCAGTTCAGCAGTACTACCAACGAACAAAGCATTAGTAACACTTTTTGGTGCTGTATTAGGAACCTCTTTAAGTTTTCTCATTTTTTCTTGTAGATCACCTAGTTTTTCGGTAACTTCTGAGACTTGTTTGATAAGATTTCCAGCAACCTCATATGCTCTTGGATGCTCTCCTT